TTTCCAAGCTTCTAATGAGCGAAATTCAACTAATTTAGTTCCGACTTTAACTTCTCCGTTTTTGTCAACATATTCCTCATCACCAAAAACAGCCATAACATTTTTACCAACTAGTTTACTTTCATCCCAATCCCAAGAATAACCAGGATTTGATTTTTCAACAGCTGTAATAAATCCTTTAAAGAAAACTAATGCTTTATCTTTATATGAGCGAATAGTTTTACTTCCATCTTTTAATCCAGCATCAACTTGTGATTTAAAATAACCTGCATATTCACCTTTAACAATATCACATGTAATTTCAAAATATTGTCCTTCTTCATTATCTTTTACGCTAGTTAATTTAACTCCGTAAACACCTGCTGGTAATTTTCTAAATTCACCAGCTTCATTAATAAGGTCCCAACCTTCAATTGGCTTCATAGTTTTTTACTCCTTTATTTATAATATTCTCTAATTTTTTCAATAACATATTGTAAATCATTGTCAATATATTCTTGGTCAAACATACCGATTGGTGATTTAGTAACATCTAATCCATCAGTATTTGTAGCAAAAACATACTTGCCATCTAATTTCATAGCATGTAACACAATTGTGAACATGCCTTCAATACAGACTTTATCATCTAATAATTTACCAATAGTCTTTGGTTTAGAATAACCCATATCATTCATTTCTTCATGCATAGTCACAAATACTAACATATCTTCAGGTAATTCATCAACAATAAATTTAATTAATGAATAGAAATTATCTGCAATCTCATTATACAAATCAAATTGACTATTACCTTTAGCTTGTCTATGACCAGCCATGAATTTAGACGTCATAAGATAGCCAGCATCATCAATGACAGCAACTTTAGCACCTTTTTCATAAGCTGTAGTTAATGAAGCTTTGATTTTAAGATATTCATCACAATTCATTAACTTTAAATTCTCATTGCCTTTAAATGGTAATGGTTTTTTATTGGGATTAATTACTAAAGTTGTTTCTTTAATATTTCTTAATGATGCAGTTTTACCAGCACCACTTCTACCTATCACTAGTGTCGCTTTCGCCATCTTCACTTTCCTCCATTTTACATTCTCTTAAGATTTCAGATAATAATGCTAATTCTGCATTTAATACCCTCATCTTTTCTAAAATTTTTTCTTTGTACTTACTTTTTGCCATTATCTAATTCCTCTGTGAAAAAGTCACTAATATCAATTTTAGCAACAACGCCTTTTTTTAAACTTACTTCAACTTTGACTGATGGATTTAAAACAGCATATTGATTTTTATAATCAGTAAAACTTTCTACTCTTTCATCAACTTTGCCGTTAAGTAAATTTTTAATGGCATTTTTAATCATTTCTTCTAAACTTACCGTAACCATTAATTACCTCCATAACACCATTTACTAACTTTACAATAATACTTACACTTTAAGCATTCACCTTTACGCACTTCAATTTCTCCAGCACCATTACATTTATTAGTAATATATCCATGAGCTTCTTCTTTTGTATCACATACAATTGCAGCTTTTTTATCGCCGACATTTTTATAAACTGCGTATTTTGTACCAGTATACCATTTTTCTTCATCACTACAAACTGGGTTCTTATTTTCTTTAATATCTTTGATTTTATCTTTAATCTTTTTTTCAATATAATCATAGTCACTATCAGAAATATCATATTGCCATGTAAATAGCGGAAGTGCAGGATAAGTACTACTATTAACTGATTTTAATTTACTCCAGTCTTTCATTAGCGCATGAAATCTTAACTTGCGCTTAATTTCACCTGTTAATTTAAAATGTAACCATGCATATCCTAAACCTTGGTCTCTCCAATCATTAAAATCTGATTTTTGAATTTTAGATACAGAACAGGTTTTATAATCTTCAATTGCATCTTCTGTAATTTTATCAGCAATACCCACAATTGTGGTTCCGTCTGATAAAGTATATTCCATTTTTACTTCTGCATTTTCATTATCTGCTTCTTCTAATAATTTATGAACAGCAGACCCAAATAATGCAGAAATAGTATCAGATACATCAACTTCAATATCTTTATTGTGTAAACGTGATAATTGAATTTCACGAGTAGGTGATAATAATTCAGTAATTGAATATCTATTTTCAGTATATTCTTTTTCTTTTACTAAATTAACAATTGCTTGTGGAAGGTTATGCTTATTTGTTACCATAATAGACCTCTAACAAATGATGGTTCAACATCTAAAACTTTTGAAATACGATTAACTAATGTAATTCCAGGATGAAGCTTATTATTTTCTAATAATGAATAATTACATTGCTTCATACCGAGTAATTCTGCCATTTGTTCTTGTGTTAGATTTTTTGATAAACGATATTTTTTTAAATATTCACCTAACATTCTATTTGCTCCTTTCACAATCATTATATATTAGCAATTTTTTATGGTTACATTTATTTATATACACGATTATTATTTAAAAAGGTTATACGCACATTTAATAGTTCTTTAATAGTTAATATAGCTTTAGCTATATTTAATAGTTTCGTGGTTTTTCTATAACTTCGTATATACGTATATAAGTAAGTTTTTATATTTAGCCAAAACTATTAAAACTATTAAATGAGTATTTACTTTTTATTTTATCCTTATTATAATGTAATCAGAAGAGGAGTTAAAGATTATGAAAGTTAAAACATTTGATGTCTATGAATATCCTTTAAAAGATATTAATGGTAAAACTTATTATGGTAGTTATACTATTATTGCAGGTTTAATTCCATTACATTTCAAAGATGAAAAGCTCGTAGACACTTTCTCAGCATTAGTGAAAGAATAATTCAACAGTGAAGCGATAACACTTAAAACACTTTCTTATTTACATTTTATTTTAAATATATTATAGTATAATCAGAAGAGGTAAAAATTATATGTATATCTTAATTTATTGGAAAAATGAAGAAACTTTTAGAGAAAATTTTCAAACTTATGAAGAAGCAAGAAAAGAAAAACTCGCATTAGCGAAAAAAGGGACCCGCTCTTTTATCTGGGAGGAATAATTTATGTTAGTTAAAGATTTTAAATTTCAAACACCAACTGTATGTATCTGTGAGCCAAATCGTTATGAACGTTTATATGACGGCTCAGTGGATAAAATTCCACAATGTATTAAACAAATGAGAATTTATCGTGTAACAGTCAATAAAGCAATTAATAACACATATATGGAGGTTGAATAATATGAATTACATTGCTAAAAATGAAATAATGAAATATTGGCGTATTCGTATTAACAGTGATTTAAATGCGGAAAACTGCAGCAATTTAGTATTTAAAGGTAAAACAGTTGAGAATGCTATTAAAGCCGCAAAAAGATATTGTAAGGAATTAAATGCACGCCAAAAATGGCAAACTCTTACAGTTGATGAAGTATTATATGAATGCGATTTCTGGGGTAGAAAAATATGAAAAAAGTTATTAATATTAATACAAATGGAAGTCATTATCTTATTCATGTGTTCTATAATGATTTATCATCTCAAGATATTCATGTATATACTAAAGCAGAATTAGATAAAAAGATTAATGAATTATGGAACAATAAAGAAGTTTATGATTTCTATATTTATTTAGGATTAGATTTTGATGTAGTGGAGGATAATTAAGTATGAAGCGTTATGTTAAAGTTAAAGGTAAATGGATTGATACATTAACTGAACAAAAAGACTATGGTCGTTATTATTTCATTATTAATAATCGTGTATCATATTATAGTGACGAATACGGAGTAGAATATGAAATTGGTCGCTTACAAGATGAAACAGACACTCTGGAGGACAAATAAATGTTTTATAAAGGAAAATATATGATTGGTATTTATTCACTTCTGGATGAAGGAGAGCAACTATTAGCATTAGTTGATAATGTTCATCAATTTGCAGAATTAATGGGAATTAGTTTAAATAGTGCAAATGTTATTATTAGTAAATTATTCAACCATAAAAGAAATCATATTCTCTATCATGGTAGAATTAGAACAGTTGCTTTTATAGAATATAATTAACCATAAAAATTAGTAATGTTATAATTATATTAGGAGGTAATTTTATGATTAATATTCCCATCTGGTTGTTTGTGATTTTAGTAGCATTATCAATCATCTTATTATTAATTATTGGAGTCAGTATTCTATCTTATGTGGAATATTGTCATTATAAAGAAAATAAAATTAAGAAAAACATAGAAAGGATTAATAAAGAAAATGAATAAAATTTTATTAAATAAAAACGGTCGTAATCATATCCGTATTTTTCCATTAAATAATATTATTGAATTACCAGAAGATGGTGCAGAACGTATTCGCCTATGTGAAAAAATATTTACCGAATTACAAAATAGCGATAATGCGACTCGTAATTACTATTACCGTAACGTAAAAACAGGTCACCAGGTAAGCGTTTGGTCATTGAATGATAAAACATATTTGGTTAACTGTATTCGTGACTTGGATTATAATTACGTAACCACAATTTATATAAGTAGTAATTTAAATGATATGTTAGGTATTGCAAAATTTTTACGCGCTAATATGAAGCAAATCACTGAAGATTATAAAAAGCAAATTATTGAAGGTAAAGATGCATTTGAAGAATTTTTGAAAAAGGAGAAAGCAGATGCCTAAAAGTATGGTTAGGTAAAAGGTTATGACAGGTAAAGAAGCATTAGAAAGATTAGTTGATGGAAACTTAAATGAAGTCAATTATTATAGACAATTTTGTGATAGCACTACCTACATAATGAAAGATAAAGAAATCATTAAAAAAGACCTTGAAATCTTGGAAATCATTAAGAAGATAAATAAAACCGATTTATTGCACTTCTTTGCGATAACAATTAAAAATGAAACCGAGTTTAATTTAATAAAGGAGTGGTTAGAGAGATGACAAACGAGCAAAAAGAAGAATTAAAATCATTTCTCATTTATTTGCATCTATTATCTATGGACGAATATGCCATCACAAACGAGGGTAGAATAGCGATACACGAATTAAGCATGAAATACCCACAATTTAGAAAAATAAAGGAAGAAAACCAAAAATGGTTTGAGGTAATTGATAATTTATGAAAGAAGAAAGATATATTGATTTTATTATTGCACCATATTGTTTAGGAGAATTGTTGTTAGCGTTAGATAATTGCGACATTTCAATTTTTTACATTACATTAGTAGATAACGATTTAATGGTAAGAATACCAAAAAGTCATTTAGAAAAAGTTGTTCATCATGTTGTGAGCAAAGAAGAAATGGACTTAAAGCCACAATGTTAAATCCAAGATAAAGGGGAAAAATGATGAAATACATTAG